ATTAAAAAAGAAGGGCGCCTTTTTAGGGCGCCCAATTGAATATATTTACTAACATTCAATACCGAAACCGGCAACTTTTTTCACCACAAATATAGTAAAATATGAATTACACGCAAAAAATTTATTTTATCATACAGGAACGTAAAGGAGCCTGTTTGCCCGACTTAATGGAGGTAACTAAATACAAAAGAATTACAATATTAAGGGCAATAAGCAAATTGTTAATAACACGTAAAATAATTAGCCTAGATTATCTAGGTAGTAAGTTTTTTGTAATAAATCCTAAAAACCTATAATATGGCTAAAATACTCTATACTGCCATCGTTTTTTTCGATAATGGCAATAAAGTAAGGAAATACCGAAATATATCAAATTTAGGCAGTTTTATGCGGTTTCTAGGGGAAATAGGCGCTCACTATTGCAATTTGTATTATAAGGAAACTAATGCCTATTATAAGCGGTTATATGCCAAATAAAGAAGGCCGTGTAGAAACACGGCCCGATGGATTCAAACCTTCAATTTTAACCTATGCAAAACTTGTTTAACTTAAAAAAAGTTGTTTTTCGGCATTGCGTCTATTTTTTAGACCTGTACTAATTTTTCCATCCGAATATACCCATTTATCAAATTCACTTGCCACCGCAGGAAAATTATATCCTGCATTTAGATATTTCAGCAAAGTGCTACTTTGCAATGCTCCGCGCCCTACATTATAACTAAACGAACTTAATGCAATTAATTGATTGTCGCTTACAGGAACTTTTACAATAGATTGCACAAAAGAATAATCCTTTTGTGCTTCTTTTAATAGCCATTGTTTTGCGGTTTCTTTGCCTATTACATCACCTTTTTGAACAGGTCTATTTTCATCCCAATTAAAACCGCTTCCATAACCTACTGAATATTGTTTATTATCCCAATATGCAACAGGTGTAAATTTTTCCCATCCGCCAATAAAATTAAAAATATTGTCGCTAATGGTTCCGAAAGGAGTTTTATTTAATGCCTTTGCTATTCTTGTTCTAAACATATATAATATTAGAGCCGTTGCCAGGATCCCTAGAACGGCCTTTTTATTTTTAGTCATACCATTATTTTGAATCCTGCGCCGAAGCTCCTAATAAAAAAGTGCAAATAGTTGCAACAATTTGACCTGCTCCTTGTAATTTACCTGTGCTACTTGTAGCAAAGTAACCTCCAATTGAAGCCAATAATCCGAAGATTGTAGTTTTTAAGTTTTTCATTCTTTGTCCTTTTTAATTTTTTTAATATTGTAAACGATAGTAGTAATTGAAGCAATACCACTTAGAAGCATAAACAAAGTACCTGCAATCATATTAATTTGATTAATGCTTAATATGTAAGTTCCTACACTTAATATTGCACCGGATATACTTGTATGGTCTAATTGGTTATTATTCACTTTCTTTTTCTAATACTTTTTTTGCAATAGTGTTAAAGGCTTCTGCCACCTGTACTGCGGTGTCAATATTAGCCATAACACCTTTTTTAATTGATTCATCAATTAAGGCTTTAATAATTTCTAAGGCTTTTTGGTTTTCCATATATGTTTTGTTTTGATTAAACTAAGGTTAAATTTAATTGTGTTGCTCCCCATTGATAAGCATAACTATTAGAATCCGGACTTGTTGAATATGCTTCATAATCAAATCCTGTCATTGTTAAATTACCCTGCGCTACTTGTATATTTTCGCTTGTAAATAACTGCCAATAAAATGTAGCACTACTTGTTAAATTATCATTAATACTATTCATATTAAAAATGGTAGCTGCTACCATTAATCCATTATACCATATTGATACGGGCTGTATTTGTTTCATATTAATTTATATTATTTCTTACTAATTTTTCGTTTAATTCTTGTATAGCTTTAGTTAAAATAGCAATCATACTATTATATTCTACACCGGCTAATGTTCCATCATCATTATAAAAAGCTAATTCTTTATTTACTTTTTCTACTTCATCAGCTATAAATCCATAAGTTATATTGTCATATAATTCATCTGTATATTCTTTATTATGTTTATCTTTTTTACGATAATTAAATTGTACGGGATTAAGTTTATTAATAAAATCAATATTTTTTATAGATTCAATGTTTGATTTAGATTCTTTTGTAGATACTAAATAACCAAAATTACCTGAAGAATCTAATATTGCAGATCTTCCTGATGTAGAATAATTATATGGTGAATTTGTCCTTGTTCCTGTAAATATTAAACCATCATTTCTCAAAGCTAATAAAGCATTAGCCGTACTATCATAAGCAATAAAAGCATAAGCAGCACTTGAAGTACTTGTACCTGTTACACCTAATCTTACTGCTGAATCGCCAACATTACCTATTCCTACACTACCCACACTTGTAATACGCATTCTTTCTATTGCACCTCCACCACCAGAATAATTTTCAAAAGACATATAAAAATTATTGCCATCACTTGTAGTTTTTTCATAAATACCACCTAATCTAATTGAACTATTATAATAGAATTCATATCCACCACCGGAACCACTTGCTAAAGTACTATTATATAATCCTATTGAAGCTATACTTCCACTTGTATTATTTATAAAAGAACCACTTAAACCGGTTATAACTCCTGTACTTCTAATTGTACCACTAACATCTAATTTATATCCGGCATCAGTTGTAGTTCCTATTAATAAATTTCCACCATTTGTAATTCTACTTCTTTCAACAGAAGCAGTTGTAAAAATTATTGTTCCAGGATTTGTATTAGGATTGGTAATATCAGCATAATTGCCTGTTACTAATATTGAAGATACATAAGGACTAGAAGTACCGGATTTTATTAAAACGTTACCTGCATCAGCTCCATTATTGACATTTAAAAAAGAAACTGAACCACCTATACCCGAAAAAGTCATTCCTGTTTCACTATAAATAGTTGTTCTAGGCGAACTTGTTATATTTAAATTACCACTTAAAGTTCCGCCTGTTAATGGCAAATAAGAACTTAAATTGCTTGTTAAAGCCAAAGTACCACTTGCATCAGGCCATTTATATTGTCTGCTTCCTGTTATTAAAGTATTATTTAATTCTACTGCATAACCTGTTCCGTCGCCATAATAAATTTCAAAATTATTTGTAGATAATGATGCAAGCGTTAAATAACCGGTAGGAACTAAAATTCCACCACCTGTTTGTTTTAATTGTAATGTACCACTATAAGTAGCATTTCCATTTGCGGCAATATTTACACCTGCTAAATTACCTGTTAATGTAACAGCATTAGTAGAACTATTTATTGTTAAAGCAGTATTTGTTAATCCATTATTATAAATTTCAAAAGTATTTGCACCTGAGGAATAAGTATTACCTATTCTCCATTTGCTTACACCTGCATTTTGAAAAACTAAATAAGCATTATTGGAGCCTGTTCCGTTAAAATGTGCATTTGTTCCTGTTCCGTGAATATCTAAAGGTGCACCTGGACTATTGTTACCTATACCTAATCTTTTATTGGTATTGTCCCAAAAAAATGTTGCATTGCTTTGAGTAATTAATCCACCGCCGTCGGCAAATAATATGCTACCTGTTGTTAAAGATGTATTGGTTAAACTATTTGTACTTAATCCACCTGCGGTAATTACTATACCTGTGGCGGTAGTATTACCATTTAAACATACTGAACTTAATGTTCCGCCACCCACACCTGCGTCGGCTACTAAAGTCCACGCAGATCCCGTGTCCTCAAAAATTTGTCCGGAATCGGTAGATATAAATAATCTACCTTGATAACCATAAGCAGGTCTATTGGCAAACGTATCGGTGTACATTGCCGGAGTTCCCTTTTGGTTTAATATATCATAAAATACTCTTACACTCATAATTAACTAGCTGAAATTGTTACCCAATTTGTTCCATTATCATAAAATATTTGAGCAGTATTAATACTAATGAATATCCTTCCAATAAATCCTGGGCTTGGCCTATTCGCAAATATATCACTATAAAATGCGGGACAATTATATTGGTTTAAAATATCCGTTGTTACTCGTATGCTCATATTTAAACATTCAAATATCTTTTACGAACCACTACTACGTTGTTTCCTGTGGTAGAAGAACCAAAGTTTACAAAAAATCTTTGGCTTGTTACCTCGCCTGTATTACCCGAAATTTCAAATTGTTGATTTGGTTGTAGGGTAATATTTTCAATTTTGGCTACACTAGTACCATAATTAATAAAAGTTAATCCATTGTAAGGATAACCACCAACGTATTGACTTGTATCACAGGTGTAAAAATCTACCTCGTATTTTAATGCGGTTATATTTATATCAGTCATTTTATATTGTATTTGGAATGTTACCTAATTTTTTATATCCTGAAAGTGAAAAATGTGCGCGGTATGAATTATCTGCAATTAATTGATTATTTACGTCTAAGGTTTGCACAATCGGTATACCTGTATCGTTAGACGGGGCCGCAGGATTAGGTGCGGTTGGATAATCCAATAATGCAGTTGCAGAACCTTTTTTTCTATAATATAAATATAGACCTAAGCCTACTATACCTAATAATATCAATGTTTCTTTTTTCATATTTTATATTTTATGCTTGGTCGCTTTGGTCTTTTGTAGTTGTATCTATTGCTAAATAAGATTCCATTTGAAAAGAAGTTAAATTTTGTAACCATACTTGATTACTAAGAAAATCAAATAATCCACCACTACCACCACCTATTAGTTCCGGTATGTAATATGAATCAGCACCACCATATATTGGTGCAGTTGGTTCATAATATACAGGAGTTGGTTCCGGTGAAATTACCGGTTGCGGTTCTGTTTGATATATTGGAGCAGGTTCGTAATAAACAGGAGTTGGTTCATAATATATCGGTGCAGGTACAGGTTGATATATTGGTGTAGGTTTATAATAAACAGGGGTTGGTTCATAATATATCGGTGCAGGTACAGGTTGATATATTGGTGTAGGTTCATATATAGGATTATACTCCATTGGTGGTGGACTTGGTTCGTAATATATTGGAGCAGGTGCTTCATATACGGGCGCTTGATATACAGGTGCTTCATATACGGGTTCCGGTTCATATATAGGTGCTTGATATATTGGAGCAGGAGCAGGTTGAACAGGTGCTTGGTATATTGGCGCACTTGGATATTGTTGTACAGGCATCAAACTTATTATGTCCGAAATAGGATTGCTTAACACCGGAAGCGCACTTATTGGACTAGGTTGACTAGGTTCAATATAAATAGGTTCACTAGGTGCATAAATGGGTTGTACAGGTGCTTCATAAACAGGATTTGGTGCAATCGGTTGCATATTGCTATTGCCACCTGTCGTTGGGGGAACGACAGGTGCTATTGTGCTTTTCTTTTTAAAGAATAAATACAAACCAATTCCTGCGACTGCCATAAGCAATAAGTTTTTTTGGTCTTTCTTTTCCATTTTAAGCGCTTTGAATATCATTTTTAAATACAAAGCCAGGTATTCCATTCATAAAACTTTCACCAATAACAACGGAATACATTTCAGTTCCTTTGGTTCCTGTCATTGTCATTCCAATTCCATCGGTATCGTAAGTATAAATAATATCCATATTATTGTCAAATACCTGTGTACCTTCTTTGGAAAATATTTGTGTAGTTCCGCTTGGAACATTATTTTGATAATCCAATACTTTTACGTTTCCTGTTAAATTTGTAGATTTTTTAAAGGATGAAAAAAGTATGTATGCTATTGCAAGACCACCTAATATTTTTATAGTTTTTGGATTCATATTAAAATCTAAATTTTATTCCTTTACGGGAATAGTTATCATTAATTTTGTTTATTTCAGTTCGGTTTAAATTACCTATAATAAATTGAACTAAATCTTGCATTCCACCGGTAGGCACTCCAAAAAAATACTCTTGTCTTTGTCCGAATGTATCGTACAATACTGAAAAATCTGCATCATTTTGAACCCTAGCTATTTGCATTCCTGCATCGCTTTTATTATCACTTATTCCTGAATGGTATAAATCATTATAAATATTATTAGCAATTATTTGCCACTCTCCCCTACTTTTTGTAGGTGTTTGAGTTATAATAGATTGGTTTAAATAATCTTGAATATTTTGTGTTTGAGTTAAATCTTGTTTAATTTGGGCATCACTTTGCATAAATCCCAATTTAATAAGAATAGGTTTTAATATTAAAAAATAACCTGCGCCAATACCAATTGCGTAAGTTATTATTTTTGTATTTTGATTACTTTGAGCCATTTATTAAAAGTTAAAAAAGTTATAACATTGCCAATAATGAAGCTAATTTAATACTATTCATTTCATTTAATTTTCTTAGGTGTTCAATTGTAACTCCTTTGCTCATTAAATCATTAAGTATTAAAATTGGTTCTTCTTGTAGATCATTTATACCGGCTATTCCTGTGGGTACACCTATTCCACTTTCATTGATACCTAAAAATTTACTTACCCCTGCAATCATTAATCC